AAGCCGAAGTGTTGCTCAAGTCCGTACTGCGTACTGGTGCCGCCAACAACGACATCAACCCAATCAAATCGATTGGATTGTTGCCAGAAGGCGCTTCAGTAATTAGCCGTTTGACTTCTGCTACCAACTGGTGGGTTCAGACCGATGCTCCCGAAGGCATGAAGTTACTCATGCGTCGTGCGCTCGAGAAAACCATGGAAGGCGATTTCGAAACCGACTCTATGCGTTATAAGGCAACTGAGCGTTATCAAGTGGGTTTCACTGACCCACGTGCGATGTTCGGTACACCTGGAGTTTAATGTTGTAAAGGGTCAGGCTAAAATCTGACCCTTCTTTAATTTAACAATGTCTATGCTTTTCAAGGAGAAAGACAATGCCTCAATATTCTGATGACCTATTCCTAGGTCCAGCCGTAACCTATATGGGAACTGGTAATGCTAACGCATCCGCGTCATTTACTGGTTCTATCGCAACAACCACTCTCACTGTTACCGCGATGCTTTCTGGCGACTCGTTAGTCGTCGGTCAATATATCGACGGATCTGGTGTAACCAATGGTACTTATATCACTGCTTTTGGCACTGGTAGCGGTGGCACTGGAACTTACACTGTAAATACTTCTCAAACTGCTGCTAGCACGACAATGGTTGCTAACGGAAACGCTTTACTAGGTGACCCTTCACCGATGAGTCTTGGTGTTGGTCCTTTAGGTCGTATTTATGTTTGGGACACTGTTCCTCAAGCATTAGTTGCTAACAACATTGCTGCTAGCCAAACCCCTGCAGCTGCTGGCGCTGTTACTTTGACTGCTGGAACTTCTGTTAAGTCTGTAGTTACTAACAACGGAACTGTTCTCCAGTTAGACGTACCTCGCGCTGTTAGTGTGACCACAGGCGCAGGAACACCAACTGCCCGTAATTTCACTGTTTCTGGCTATGACTATTATGGTCAAGCAATGAGTGAAGTGATTGCTTCTAGCGCGGTGGCTTCTACTGCTGTAAATGGTAAAAAAGCGTTCTATCAGATCAGCGGAATCACTGTTTCAGGTGGAACTGTAGTCGCCATCACAATCGGAACTACTGACATTCTCGGTATTCCAGTTCGTGTAACTGACGCAGGTTATGTCGCTCGCGCGGGATACAACAATACCTTAGCTGAAGACGCAGGAACTTTCGTAGCTGCTGCAACGGCTACTGCTACTACGACCACTGGTGACGTACGTGGCACTTATGTTCCTTCTGCTGCAACTGACGGAATTAAGCGTCTTGTAATGGGTATTTTATTACCTGCAATCGCAGTTGGACCAAACGCTATTCGTGTTGGTGCACTCGGTGTGACCCAAGCCTAATAGGAGAGCGAAATGGGACAATACAAAGCAATGCCAAAAATGAAAACAACCGAGCCATCTGTTGAGCTAAAACTCAAAAAAGGCGGTAAGGTTAAGATGCAGATGGGTGGGGCATTACCTGCTTCACCTGCTGCACCTGCTGTTATGCCTGCACGTCGTCGTATGGCACGTCCAGCAGTTGCCCCAATGGCTAGACCAATGATGCGCAAAAATGGTGGTGAAATGGAAACCCCATCTATGCATAAAGCTGAAATGAAAAAGATGGGCAAAGTTGAAAAGGAGCTCAAGCAGCATGAGAGCAAACCTGCTTCTAAAGCCCATAAAGGTCTTAAAAATGGCGGTGCACCAAAAGCTGGTCCAGATACTATGGGCGGTTTAGCTGGTGGTTTAGAAGCAACCCGCGTCAATCCTAAGAAAACTACTGGTGGTGTTCGCAATAGCAACGCTGGTGGTTATAAAAATGGTGGCGCAGCCAAGTTTTTGAACAACATGTCTGGAGCAAAACAGACCAAATCTTTAAATACTAAGACTGGTAAAGTGAAGAATGGTCCTCCTGCTGGATATAAAAATGGTGGTGCAGCAAAGTTCATTTCAAATATGAGCGATGGTGAGCATCCAAAGCAGGCTCCAAAGAAAACTGGTCAGATCAAACAGCAACCAGCTGGCTACAAAAATGGCGGTCACACTGCTATGAAAAGTGGCGGTATGAGCGGTTTCAAATCTGGCGGAAAAATGTGCAAGTATTAAACTAGTCGGGAGCTTCGGCTCCCACTTTTAATTGGAGAAAAGCATGAAAGTGCAAACAGTTTCAAAGACAGGTACTGGCTCTAGTTCTGCTTTGGTAATGAATACTAATCAAACACCTTTCAATGTAGGTTTTGGTATTGTTGCGACTGGCACCATTAATTATACCATTCAGCATTCTTTTGATGATCCTACAGTAGGTTTTACGACTTGGTATAGCCATCCTACGATTGCTAGCAAGACTGATAATCAAGACGGCAATTATGCATTTCCAGTGACTGGTATTAAAATTCTCGTGAACTCGGGTACTGGTACGGCAACGATGAGTTTAATTCAAGCGGGCATTTAATATGCCTTATGTTGGATACACAGGTGTAGCCAATCAAGCAAACACTAGTGATGGGTTTGCTGGGAAGACTAGTGCCGTCAATGTGGTGGGCGCTGGTATCGGCGAAGATGTAGGTGACCACGGGGTTGTTGACCTTTATGGTGGAACCGCTAGTATTAAATATTATATCTTGATGGAGTCATCGGGATACGTCTTACAAGAGACGAATGACAAAATTGAATTGGAGAGCAACTAATGGCTGACCAAAAAATATCGGCAATGCCGAATGCGGCAACCCCTTTAACTGGCTCGGAACTCGTTCCTTTGGTTCAAAGTGGTGGTAACGTAAAATCAACAATAGCAAACTTTGGCCAATACGCACGAGATGTTTATTTTAATCATGGCGCGTGGCAAGATTCAACAACGCAAGCAGGTTCGACCACAACAGGGCAGCCATTTACGTTTAACACTGTTGATGTACCAAATGGTGTAATACTTGTAAATAATTCTGAATTAACTGTGCCCGTAAATGGTGTATATAATTTTCAATGGTCTGCTCAATTTCAAAACTTAGACATTGCACCACAAGACGCAATTGTTTGGTTAAAATTAGATGGCGTTGATGTAGCTGGATCGGCTGGAAAAATAGGTTTACCTGCTAGAAAAAATCCAGCAGATCCATTTCATGCTGTTTATGGTTGGAATTATTTTTTAAATTTAACAGCAGGTCAGTACGTTCAAATTTATTGGTTAAAAACATCTGCAAATGTTACGTGCCCTGCGTATCCAGCGTCTGTATCTCCAGCTTATCCAGGTACGGCATCGGTTATTGTAACTGTTAATCAAGTGGGTTAATTATGCCATTGATCAAAAGCAAATCGAAAGAAGCATTCGGTAAAAACGTAGCTGCTGAGATTAAAGCTGGTAAACCTCAAAAACAGGCGGTAGCGATCGCTTATGCGACTAAACGTGCTGCTAAGAAAGATGGTGGTGGACTTTACGCGAATATTCATGCAAAACGTGAGCGAATCAAAGCTGGTTCAGGCGAACGTATGCGTAAACCAGGAACAGAAGGTGCTCCAAGCAGGCAAGATTTTATTAATTCAGCAAAAACTGCTAAGAAAAAAGAAGGCGGGTTATCATTGTCAGTAGGTAGAGGTGAGAAACTGCCAATAAGTCAAGGTGCAGGACTCACCGCGAAAGGTAGAGCAAAGGCGAATAGAGCTACGGGAAGTAACTTAAAAGCGCCTGCTCCTCATCCTAAAACTGAGAAAGAGCAAGGTAGAAAGAAATCATTCTGTGCTAGAATGTCGGGAGTAGTAAAACACGCAAAGGGCGATGCACCGAGAGCTAAGGCTTCGTTACGTCGTTGGAATTGCAAAGATGGTGGAAAAGTAAAAAACTATTAAAGGGTGGTAAATGAGCACGAGTGGCACAGTCGGGCAAACAGTCATTACTGTTCAAAATTTGATAGATAGCGGTGCTCGTCGCGCAGGTAAACTTGCGGAAGAGCTGACCGTAGAACAAATACAAGCGTCTAAACAGAGCTTGTACTACCTGCTTTCAAACCTCGCAAACCGAGGCATCCAATATTGGTGTATCAATAAAGTCATCGTAGGATTGATTCCTGAGCAGACTTTTTATTATCTTCCCGTAGGCACTGTTGACGTTCTCAATGCTAATTACAGAACCCTAACAAATATTTCAACTGGAGCGTATAGTTCTTCAGGCAACACGGCTGCAGCATTTGATGGCATCGGTGATAGTATCTGCCAACTGACTAATAACACAGGCACTATCGGCATCAATACAGGCTCTGGAAACCCTGTTTTCATTACTACTGTAGGTATTCTGCCAGCAGTATCAGGCTCTGTAACTATTCAGATTCAATATTCTACCGACAACTCCACTTGGGTTACTCTTGAAAGTCCTGGAGCGACAACTTGGACAGCTAACGAGTGGATTTATTACGATTTATATGATTCTACGACTCAACCATATTGGAGAATACTTCAGACTGCAGGCGTAAATATGGGGTTCTATCAGGTCGTATTCGGGACGTCGCCTCTGTCAATCAATATGGCGCGTATGAATCGTGACGATTATTCAAGTCTGCCGAATCGTAGTTTTCAGGCTCTTCGTCCACTTCAATATTGGTTCAATAGAACGATCCCACAGCCAAATATGGAACTTTGGCCAGTGCCTAACAGCATTCAACCTCAATTAGAGCTCTGGTTACATCGTCAAATTGAAGACGTAGGCGCGTTGAATGGTGAGATTGAGATCCCTCAGCGGTGGTATTTAGCTATTCAAAATATGCTAGCCCATCAGATGGCAATGGAATTACCTAATATCGAGCCTGCTAGAATCGCGTATTGCGAGCAACAAGCTGAGAAATATTGGGGTCAAGCTGAGCAAGAAGAGCGAGACAAGTCACCAATTTATTTTGCACCTAACATAAGTTACTATACAAGATGAGCGTCTGGTTAGATACAATGGGTGAAACAGTTCTGAGCATCGCGATATGCGACCGATGCAAGATGAAACGCGCCTATTCTGAAATCAGACCTGATGGTAATATTCCTGGAATCCGTGTTTGCGGTCAAGGTTGTTCGGATCAATTTGACCCCTATCGTTTACCAGCTAGGCAATCTGAAAAGATTTCTATTCGTTTCCCGCGCCCAGACGCTGACGTAGCTGAGCAACAAGACGCAATCACGACCGATCCTAATATCGTAAATGATCCTAACGTATTTGATTTAACACCTACAGCTGGTGAGTCTGGTATCGCGCCTGAGACTTCTCAGGACGATATTGATGGCAACCTTGACAATTTGAGTCCATAACATGTCTAATATACGAATCTCTCAGCTTCCTACCGCTCCCTCAGCTATTACAGGCGCTGAGCTCGTTCCTATCGTACAGAATGGGCAAACTGTTCAAACGACTATTAATGATATTACTAACAGCCCTGTTCAAACACAAACATTTTTAACTGTTGGTGCTCAAGCGTCATTACCTAACTCTCGTTATATCGGCGGGGGTTTAGGTATCGGTACTTCAGACGGTGGTGCTCAAGGGGTATATAGCCTTTTCCTGAACGGAACGTCTGCAAGCCTAGAAAACGCGTCCACAGGAATCATTGTCAAGTCGGCTGTGAATACGGTAGTGAATCGCTCGATCGCAGTTGGAACGGCTGGTTTAAGCGTTTCAGACGGGTCAGGTGTTAGCGGTAATCCAACCCTTTCTTTGACTGGATTAGCTCTATCGGCAGCTACTCTATCAGGTAATGGTATGGTAAGCCTAGTCGGTGGGTCATTTTTCCAAAATGTTACACTGACAGGAACGGCTAATCAAATATCTGTAACTAACGGAAATGGTGGTAGTAACCCTGTTTTCTCTATTGCAAATAACCCAGTTATTCCTGGTTCAGCATCGTTATCAATACCCGCAGGAAGCACAGCTAGTCGTCCAGCGATTTCTTCAAATGGAATGATTCGCTATAACACAGATACAGCATTATTTGAAGGGTATGTGAATGGCGTATGGACTGCATTTGCTTCAGGTTCAGGTGTAACTTCAGTAGCTACAGGAACAGGTTTAACAGGTGGTCCGATCACCTCAACAGGTACGATCTCTATAGCAAATACCGCTGTAACAGCAGGCTCGTATGGTTCTGCGACTGAGGTTGGAACTTTTACTGTCAATGCTCAAGGTCAATTAACTGCTGCTTCAAATGTTTCTATAACCGCTGGCGGTATCGGCGCAGTAGCTTCTGTTAGTGGTACAGCTAATGAGATCACTGCCACAGGCACAACTAACGTAACTTTAAGCCTTCCAACTGCTTTAACCTTCACTGGAAAAACAGTAACTGGTGGAACTTTGACTGGCGTATCTATCAATGGTTCTACTAATACGTTAAGTAATATTGCTAACAGCTCATTGGTTAATAGTTCTGTTACGATTGGAACAACTCCAATAGCACTAGGCGCGACATCTTTGACTCTCGCGGGATTAACTTCGGTAACTGTTACTCAAGACCCTTCGGCTGCATTAGATCTAGCGACTAAACAATATGTTGACGCAGTAGCTGAAGGATTACATGTTCATGCGTCTTGCGATGCTGCTACACCTGCCTCATTAGCTTCAATTACTGGTGGCACAGTTACATACAATAACGGCACTTCGGGCGTAGGAGCTACGTTAACTTTATCTGTTCCTTTGACAATTCTTGATGGATATACGCTACTTAATACGAACCGCATTTTAGTTAAAAACGAAGCGACACAAGCAAATAATGGTATTTACACATGGGCTACGGGTGGTACGGTTTTAACTCGCGCAACTGATTTTGACACGGCTATTGAGATTGCTAGTGGCGATTTCACATTTATTAGTAACGGCACACTTTATGCAGACACAGGCTGGGTTCAAACTGAACCCGTAACGAACGTAGGTTCTGACCCTATTGTTTGGAGCCAATTTTCAGGTGCAGGAACTTATACAGCTGGTACAGGGTTAACCCTTGCTGGTAGTCAATTTAGCATTACTAATACCGCTGTTACGGCTGGAGCTTATGGCTCTGCAACTGAAGTGGGCACATTTACAGTAAATGCTCAAGGTCAGTTAACACTAGCTGGAAATACAACAGTAACTCCAGCGGTCGGCTCGATTACTGGTTTGGGAACAGGTGTTGCTACATTCTTAGCAACCCCCTCATCTTCAAATCTAGCTTCTGCTGTTACTGATGAGACAGGCTCAGGCGCGCTAGTTTTTGCAACTTCGCCAACATTAGTTACACCAGTGCTTGGAACTCCTTCATCAGGAACTTTAACGAATTGCACAGGTTATCCGACCTCCGCGCTCAGCGGAAATATTGATCTTACAACTCAGGTTACAGGAATATTGCCTATTGCTAATGGTGGCACAGGCACAATTTATGGTGTTGCTGGAGGCACTTTCTAATGTTTACGGCTTATAATTTTGCAAAAGGATTTTAATTATGGCAGCTACTGGATACACACCCATATCGCTTTATTACAGCACTACAGCTGCAGCTGTTCCGTTGGCTGCAAATCTAGTTCCTGGTGAGCTAGCAATCAATATTACCGACGGTAAGCTCTATTTTGAAAACAACTCTGGCGTTGTAACTTTATTAGCTCAAAGCGGTGCTGCCTCACCAGTTACAACATTTTCCGCTGGAACCACAGGTTTCACACCTTCTACAGCAACGAGTGGCGCGGTTACTTTAGCTGGCACATTAGCGACGACTAATGGAGGTACAGGACTTACATCCTTTACCCTTAATGGTTTGATATATGCCTCAAGCACATCTGCGTTATCAACAAACAGTGCTTTGACTTTTGACGGCACTAATTTTGCAACCACAGGGTCAGCTACTGCTTCTCGCTTTATTCCATCAGGTTCAACTGCAGCTACTAACGGAATGTATTTACCTGCTGCTAATTCTTTAGGATTTAGCACAAACAGTACCGAGCGGATGCGTTTAGATTCAACTGGTCAGGTATACATTAATGGCACATCAGGAACAGCGCTTTTAACAATTGCCGCAAGCAATACCTATCCAGCGCTTAAAGTTCCAAACATTGTTGAGACAGCTAATACTGTAGCTGGAGCTCCTGCTTCTACTCAAACCTTTTATTTAGGTTCTGGTGCGGTGCAATATTACACAAGTAATGCTGCTAATAACTGGACAATAGACTTCTTATTCTCCGCTAGTACATCTTTAAATACAGCGATGGCTGTAGGTGATTCTATGTCTTGCACAATGCTTACAACTCAAAGCACTACTGCCTACTACAACACCTCAGTCCAAATTGACGGAACAACTTCTGGCGTAACAACTAAATGGCAAGGCGGTACAGCCCCAACAAGCGGTAACGCAAGCTCTATTGACTCATATACCTATGTAATTTATAAAACAGCGTCAGCTACTTATACAGTTTTAGCCTCACAAACCAAATTCGCTTAAAGGTTTTATAGATGCCACGCTTATCTAAAATTGGTGCAGCAGCCCTAGCAGCCTTCGGATGGACAGGGTTGTCTTCTGTTACTGCTAGTTACCTTGTAGTTGCTGGTGGTGCTGGTGGCGGTACTTCTGGCGGTGGTGGCGGTGGTGCAGGAGGTATGCAAACTGGCACAACATCTTTAAACCCAACTGAATCCTATACAGTTACTGTTGGTGCTGGTGGTGCTGCTGCTACAAATGGTGCTAATTCTCAATTTGGTTCTTTAACTGCTTCTGTTGGTGGTGGTGCTGGAGGAACATCAGGCAATGGTTCAAATGGTGGTTCAGGCGGTGGTGGCGGTGCAAATGGTTCTGGAACAACTAGCGGAGGTACTGCGACATCTGGTCAAGGTAATGCTGGAGGAACTGGCGCTGGAGTTGCATCCAATCGTGGCGCTGGAGGTGGTGGTGGTGCAAATCTTACAACTGGAACTGGTGGAAATGGAACAGGAAGTAGCGGTGGAATTGGAGGTGCTGGAGGAAATGGTTTAGCATCATCTATTTCAGGCTCGTCTGTAACATATGCTGGTGGTGGTGGAGGTAACTCCCAATTTGCTGCTGGAACTGCATCTGGAGGTACTGGTGGTGGCGGTACTGGTGGAAATACAAATTCTCTTATTCAAGCTACTAATGGAACGGCTAACTTAGGCGGTGGTGGTGGCGGTGGAGAATATAATAGTTATGGTGGCAATGGCGGTAGCGGTGTAGTCATCATCTCCTATGTAGGCGCACAACAATTCGGTGGCGGTGTCGTTACCTCTGTCGGTGGCAACACAATTCACACATTCACTACATCTGGCACTCTTAGCCCATTAAATTCATTGACAGCAAACTTCTTAGTTGTCGCTGGTGGCGGAGGTGGCGGTGGTGGAAATGGTGGTGGTGGAGCAGGGGGTTTGCTTTCTGGCTCTGGACTTACCCTTGATACCAACTCAATATACGCAGTCACAGTAGGTGCTGGTGGCACTGCTGCAGGTGCTTCTGCGGGCGGTAACGGGGGTAATTCTTCATTTAGTATGGTTTCAACTACTGCCGTTGGCGGTGGTGGCGGTGGTTATCAAGGAGGAACTACTACAGGAGCTAGTGGTGGTTCAGGTGGCGGTGGCTCTTATGTTGGGTCTGCTGCTGGTGGTACAGGAACTGCTGGTCAAGGTAACAATGGTGGCTCTGGAATATTTGCTGCTGTTCAATATGGTGGCGGTGGCGGTGGTGGAGCAAATGCTGTTGGTGCAAATGGGACATCTACTGCTGGTGGTAATGGGGGTAGTGGTTTACAAAATCCAATTACAGGTTCAACAACTGGTGAATTAAGTGGTGGAATATATTATTTAGCTGGTGGTGGCGGTGGCGGTGCGAATACTGCTTCTGCTGGAACAGGTGGTTTAGGCGGTGGCGGTGCTGGTGGAATTAATAGTGGAGTAGGTACTGCTGGAACTCCAAATACAGGTGGCGGTGGTGGTGGTGGTGCAACTACTGGCGCTGCAACTTTTTCTGGTGGAGCTGGCGGTAGCGGTGTAGTAATCATCTCCTACCCAGGATCAACCCAGCAAATGGCTGGCGGTACAGTAACAGTCGCTGGCGGTAATGTTATCCATACCTTTACATCAAGCGGATACCTAACACCAATCGTGTTAGCAAATAACTCATTGCGTTTTAGGTCTAGTGCTTCTGCTTATTTGAATCGTAATGCAGTAACTCCTACTCTCGGAACAAAATGCACTTTTTCCTGTTGGCATAAAAGAGGACAATTAGGTTCGTTTGCTCCTATTTTTTCCGCAGATAAAGGCAGTTCCTATGATGAATTTGGGTTTGAGTCTGATGATACATTTTATATCTATACGACAAACGGAACTGTAGGGGCGGTAACTTCAGCAGTATTCAGAGACCCTTCTGCGTGGTATCACATTGTTTGTGCAATTGATACTACCCAAACAACTGCATCAGATAGAATTAAAATCTATATTAATGGTGTTCAGCAAACCCTTTCTGGAACTTACCCAGCTCCAAATTATGTAATCTCATGGCAAGTTAATGCAGTTACCCAATTCATTGCTAAACGAGCAACAGCCTCAACCTATCGTGACGGCTACCTAGCAGAAGTAAACTTCATCGATGGTCAGGCACTAACACCAAACAGCTTCGGTACATCTAACGGCTTAGGTGTATGGCAACCTATCCGCTACGGTGGCTCATATGGTACAAACGGGTTCTATTTGCCGTTTACTGCAAGCACTTCTTCTACTTATGCTGGTAGCTTTAACGCATCTAACCAATCATTAAGCACGCCAAACGCATCTCAATTTTCTTTAGGTAGCAGTGACTTTACTGTTGAAGCATGGGTTTATTTGACAAATAGTTCTACATCTACAAGTAATAATGTATTAAATCAATCTGACGGTGGTGCAGGGTCAAATAGTGCATTTTTCTTTGGTGTTGGTTCAAATGGGGTTGCGCTTTATTTATCAACAACAGGCACAAGTTGGACAAACTTTATTAATGGCGGTAGCGTTATACCCCAACAAAATAGGTGGTACCATATTGTTTGGCAAAGAAGTGGAAACACAATCCAAACTTTTGTAAATGGTGTTTTATCAAATTCTGATACATTTTCTGGAACAGTTAACACATCAACTAGAAATATTGAAATTGGTTGCCAAAATAACGCTGGAAGTTTCTTTGGTGGTTACATTTCTAATGTTCGTTTAGTCAAAGGTGTTGCTGTTTATACAAACGGCTTTACTCCACCAACTGCAAATTTAAGTGCAACTCAATCTGCTGGAGTTAATATTTCCGCAATTACAGGTACACAAACATCATATCTAACATTGCAAAATAGTTCGATTGTTGATAACAGTACATTTGCTGTAACAATCACAAATAACAATGGTGTCGCCACATCTGTTCAGTATCCGTTTGTAACTCAAGCGTTTAATGACAAAGGACCAGCGGGCAACAACTGGACTCCTAATAATATCGGTGGCTTGTTTGGTTCGTCTTATGATTTTATGACCGATGTGCCTACATTGACAAGTGCTACTACGGCTAATTATTGTGTGATGAATCCGTTGCGAGTGCAAAATGTAAGTATTAGTGCTGGCACACTTTCTGATGGTAATTTAAAAATTACAACATCCGCATCTGATGATGCGTATTCAAATCACTACGGCACAATGGCTTTTCCTAGAACAGGAAAATGGTATTTTGAAACTGTTTTTGCTGGTGCGTTTGGAAATGATGCTGGAAATTATGCTGGAATTATAGGTGTAAGCGATGGAAATGCAGGTTGTACAGTCGTCATAACAAGCACAACTGTAATACAAAAGAATTTTTCTAATGTGCAAACTGGTTTATCTTTTTCGGCTGGCGATATTCTTGGGATTGCTTTTGATGCAACCAATCTTACAGTTGATTTTTATAAAAATGGTTCTGCTTTTGGGTCGCAAGTAACAGGATTAAACAGCGTAGAATATACACCATTTATTCTTGCCTCTAACCCTGCAAATACTCAAAGTAGTTGGACACTAAACTTCGGTCAAAGACCATTCGCCTACACACCCCCAACAGGTTTTGTAGCACTAAACACATTTAACTTAACTACCCCTACTATTGGTGCTACTGCATCTACAACAGCGAATAAGTATTTTGATATTGCGTTAAGAACAAGTGCTGGTACTGCTGGAAGTAGTGTTACATCTTTAAATTTCCAACCAGATTTTGTTTGGGATAAAACCAGAAGTATTTCTGGGGGGCATTATTTAGAAGATGCAGTAAGAGGTGTTGGAAAATATCTTTTAAGTCAGAGTACAGCGGCAGAACAAACAGATAATAATTACATCAGCTCATTTACATCCAACGGCTTTACTATGGGAAATAATGATTGGGCTGCTGGAACAACTCTTGTTGATTGGTGCTGGAAAGCCAACGGAGCAGGTTCAACCAACACAGCAGGCTCTATCATATCTACAGTAAGTGCTAATACAACCGCTGGATTTAGTATTGTTACTTATACAGGTAATAATACTGGTGGTGCTACTGTAGGGCATGGATTAGGTGTTACGCCTAGCATGATTTTTGTTAAAGTTAGAAATGCAACTGCTAGATGGGTTGTTTATCAAAAAGATGTTATAACAGCAAACAATCAATTTCTTGAGTTAGATTTACCTGCAGGTGTAGACACAAGCGGAACTAACTTTTGGACTATATCTTCTATTAACGACACTACATTTGGTTTAGGAGCTAATGGAGATACAAATGGCTCAACTTTAACATTTGTAGCCTACTGCTTTGCACCTGTTGCTGGCTATAGCGCATTTGGCACATACACAGGTAATGGTGCTACAGATGGACCGTTTATTTATACAGGGTTTAGACCAAGATTTGTAATGATAAAAAGAACAAGTTCAGGAACAACAGGAAATTGGAGCATTACTGACACAGCAATAAATCCCTATAACAATACTACAGGTGCATTGCGACCAAATACTGCTGACAGCGAATCTACTGTAGGTACTGTATATGTTCAGCCGTTATCAAACGGATTTAAAATTACAAATAACAATACTGATACAAATGGTAGTAGCACTTACATCTATATGGCATTTGCCGAATCACCATTTAAATACGCTAACGCAAGATAGGAACTAATATGTTTATTAGACAAGACGAAATTAGACCAGACGACCGCTACTACTGGGTAACGGCAAATGAAAATGGCTCGTACACTGCCACGCCAAAGGCACTTGAAGACCGTGAAGAAGTTGACGAAGGCGGCAACCCTATGTATGTGCAAGTCTATGACGAGGCAACAAAGTCGATGGTTAACACAACCAAGCGACTAATCGCCAAGGGTCTGAAGTCAGGTCACATTGAACAGGTCAAGCGGACAGCCAACTCTATTCTTGCACAAACCGATTGGATGGTGATTCGCAAAGCCGAACGCAATGTAGACATCCCAGCCGACACAGTCGCATACCGTGCTGCCGTGGTAGCTAAGGTAGCCGAACTAGAAACCGCTATCTCTGCCGTAACTACTGTAGAGGCGCTAAAAGAACTTAACCTATCATTTCCAAACAACGGAGTAATTTAAATGGCACACTTTGCTAAAATTGAAAATGGTGTAGTTGTACAAGTAGTCGTAGCTGAAGAGGCGTTTATCGCTACTGGTGCGTTGGGCGACCCAGCATCTTGGGTTCAGACCTCTTACAACACTCGTGGCGGACTTCATTACAACGCAGATGGCACACCTAGCGGTCGTGAGCCACTGCATAAAAACTATGCTGGTATTGGCTACACATGGGACGGCACAGGCTTTGCTGCTCCACAACCATTTCCAAGCTGGTCAATGAACCAAGAGTCCTATCTATGGGAAGCACCAACACCTTATCCAACAGACGGAAAACGCTACTCGTGGGATGAGGCTACAACCTCTTGGGTTGAGTTAGAGACTGTTTAATTAAAAAGGAAAATCGTGGAAAAAATTTCATTATCAGTAGAATTAGTAAATCAAATTCTAGCATATCTTGGGACTCGTCCTTATCAAGAAGTGTTTCAAATAGTTGAAACAGTTCAAAAAGAAGCTAAAGAAAGTTTACTAAATGCCAACGAAAAGAGCGACAGTACAGCAAGTTAAGAATGACATCGACGCGCACATTGATATATGTGCTGTTCGGTATGAAAGCATCGGTAAAGAGATGCGAGGGGTAAACGCTAGACTAAAAAGATTAGAAACCATTTTGATTGGAACTGCGGGTTCTATCATTTTGCTTTTGATTGGTCTAGTTCTAAAATAGGAGATAAAATTGAATCATGTCAGATCAATTCGGACTCCTAGAAGGAGCCAAGGGGTTTAGCGAAGGAATAAAAGTAGGTAAAACTGCAGGCAAAGAGATCGGTAAATCGATCGAAGATGTCCAAAAAGAAGCAACGGATGTAGCGGTACAGAAAGCGTTAGAGCGTAAAAGGCAGCAAAGAGAAGCGGAGTTTCTTAAAGAACGAGCAATATTTAAGGCGCTTGATGAGTACAAACGAAAGAAGCGAATTAGCGATGAGGAACACCGTCTTAAGGTCGAGTTTGTTAAGAAGTATGGTACTAAAGAGTGGGATCAAGTTTTACGTATCAAAACTGATATTGAGAAATTGGAGAAAGAAGATGCAGAACACTTTAAGAAAGATTTGGCAGAAGTGCGTAGAGTTATGTGGATGTGTTATGCGCTGGCTGCAATCATCGCTTACTACTTTACTTGGGGTCATAAAGGGTAAGAAATAATGCTTACGCTGATTTCTACTGCGTTATCTTTCCTCATGGGCGGTTTGCCTAAATTACTGGACTTCTTCCAAGATAAATCCGACAAATCCCATGAAATGCAGATGGCTCAACTCCAGATGGAGCGAGAACTCAAGATGTTAGAAGCTGGCTACATTGCTCAGGCTCGTGTTGAAGAGATCCGTACTGAGCAAGTGGCAATGGAAACTCAGGCTCAAGAACGTCAAGCTATGTACGCTCACGATATTGAGATCGGTAAAGGTGCTAGTCAGTGGGTAATCAATCTGCGCGCCTCAGTGCGCCCAATGGTGACCTATTTATTCGTTTTCCTGTTGATGATAGTTGATATCGCTTCTATTTGGTGGGCATGGTCATCAGGCGCTGCATTCGCTGAGTCCGTTACCATGATTTTTGATGACCAGGAGATGCAGATTCTAGCTTCGATCATTGCATTCTGGTTCGGAACTCAAGCGTTTAAGAAATGAAAGTAAGCGAGAAAGCCATCAAAATGATCAAGCACCATGAGGGAGTAAGGCAAAAACCCTACCGATGCCCAGCCAAGCTCTGGACAATCGGAGTAGGTCACGTCCTTTACCCTCGTCAAGGCGCTTTAAAGATAGACGAGCGTGACGCTTACCCGCTTGAATATAAAGATGACCGCACATTCTCAATGGAGGAAGTAGATGACATTCTTAGAGATGACCTTAACCGCTTTGAACGAGGTGTTGAACGCTACTGTCCTGTTAAGCTCACTCAAGGTCAGTTCGATGCTCTTGTTAGTTTTAGCTTCAATGTTGGCTTGGGAACATTACAGCGCAGCACCCTCCGTCAAAAGGTTCTTCGTGGAGATTTTGTTGAAGCTTCGGAAGAGTTTTTGAAATATACTTTAGCTGGTGGCAAAGTGTTAAAAGGGTTGGTTAATCGTCGTAATGATGAAAAGGCATTGTTTATATCATGACTGTATCTTTTGTTCTAACTTATGATTCGTTAACTAGCACTGTGCTTCAGTATTTGGAGCGTAATGATCAAGCCACTATTGATCAAATCCCTACGTTTATTACGCTTTGCGAGTTTGAGATAGCTCAGCAAATCAAAAGTCTTGGTCAGCTTCAGGTCGTTGAGAGCGAAATGTTAGCGGGAAATCCAGTCATTCCTAAGCCTGCTCGCTGGCGTAAAACTGTATCGTTCAACGTAGTAGTGAATGGGCAAAGAACTCCTGTTCTATTAAGAAAATACGAGTATATCAAAGCGTACACTCCTGATGCGAATACTGAAGGTGTCCCTCTTTATTATGGTGATTATGATTACGAGCATTGGATCGTTGGTCCGACTCCTGATCAAGCCTACGATTTTGAAGTTTTATTTTACGAGCGTATTTCTCCGCTCTCATCAGAGAATCAAACTAACTGGCTCACCCAATACGCGCCTAATGCTATGCTATTCGGTACTCTTTTACAAGCAATGCCATTTTTGAAAAATGATCAAAGACAAATTTTTCAGCAAAAGTACGACCAAGCAATTGCAGCATTAAAAGCCGAAGATATTACTCGCGTTGGTGATCGTCAAACTATTGCTATTGAAAGTTAATTATGACATCTTATGTAAACCCATTCACAGGGCAAACAGTTCAACCTAGCCAAGTTGGCTATGAACAGCTTACAATCACCGCGGATACGACATTAGAATGGCCAGTAAACGGAAATACTGACTCTGTTGTTGCTAACATTATTGAAGTTACCGCATCAGTTGCAAGCCTTAAACTTTATATGCCTGCAGCTACTCAGGTGTCAACAGGTCAAAGCGCGTTAATCAGAAACATTGGCGCAAACTCATTTACAGTTGTTAAAAGCGATGGTAGCACAATCGTTTCAATCTCTTCAGGGATTGCTCAATATGTCTACGTTACTGATAATACAACAATACCAGGAACTTGGTCAACAGTAACTTTTGGTGCTGGAACTTCATCTGCAAATGCTGCAACATTAGCTGGTTATGGTTTAAAAGCAATTAGTACGACTCTAAATCAAGCGTATGACCTTTCAGTATATACTTCAAATGCAACTCTCGGTTCAGCTAACAGGGCTTCTTTTGCAGTTTGGGAAGGTGGTGTAGGGTCAATAGCTCTACCTAGCGCGTCAAGCGTTGGTAACAACTGGTTCGCGATGATAAGGAACAACGGGACAGGTATTTTAACTATCACTTGTGATGGGTCTGATACGATTGATAATAATGTTTCCCAACAGCTTCAATTAAATGAGTCTTTCGTTGTAGTTTCAAATGGAACTGACGGATATAATTCATTTGGATATGGTCAATCAGCTAGTTTTTTCTACACAATCTTATCAAAAGTTCTAACTGGTCTAGGTGCAACAGTCACTTTGACAACCGCTGAAGCAGCGAATATTATTCAAGAATACAGCGGAGTTTTGAGTTCAAACGTAAATGTGATTTTTCCTTCTACAGTTCAATTGTATACTGTTACCAATTTAACTACAGGCGCGTACTCACTTACTTTTAGAACTGCAGCGGTTGGTGGTGCTACAGTTACGATACCTCAAGCTCAAACTTTGATTTTAATTTGCGACGGAACAAACGTATACAACGCTAACTCAGCTACTGTATCTTCTTTAGCTGCTTTGACTTTGAACGCTGGAACGGCAGCAGCACCATCTTTGAATTACACAGGAGACACAACAACAGGTTTTTATAGACCTTCAAGTGGTCAACTAGGTTTCTCTTTGACAGGTGTTTCAAAAATGACTCTTGAAGCTGATGGTCTTCATGTTGTAGACGGGATCAAAGGAGGGGTCTTCACTTGACCGCTAAAGTCATATCCCTTCAAATCAAACCTGGAATCCAGAGAGACGGAACGCAGTTTGACGCGCCTTGTTTTACTGATGGGCGTTGGGTTCGTTTTCAACGTGGTCGTCCTCGTAAAATGGGTGGTTACAGAGGGATGTTTTTGAACGCTTCAGAGATATCTCGCGGGATGATCATGAATTCTGAAAATGGTCAAAACTATGTTTATTCGGGTTCTCAGTCTTATCTTCAAATGTGGCAGACTGATAATAACAACGGAATCGGAACAGGTCCAATCAATATAGGTTTCAGCGGTGAGATATTAACACTCGGTACTCTAGTGGCTGGCTCGGGTTATGTTAACGGAACATATACAGCAATCCCATTATTAGGCGGTTCAGGAATTAGCGCTACTGCTACTGTAGTAGTTGTTGGTAATGTTGTCACCACTGTTACTCTAGTCAGCGGTGGATTCAATTACGTCGTTGGAAATGTTTTGACAGCAAGCACTGCTAGTTTAGGTGGAAGCGGTTCAGGTTTTTCGATTAACGTAGCTACAATAGTTAACGATTTTACTGCAGACGCGGACAACCTTTGGCAATTTGATATTGGTTATGACGCGGGTAATGGTGGAATATCTTCGTTAGTAGCTCATCCAGGATTGAATCTTACAAATATTGACAATACAGCTAACACTCCCGTTTTCTCGGGTACGTTTCCTGGAGGCGGTCTTGTAGCTTTGACTGACTCACAGGGAGGCTCACCTACAAATGATCCTATTGAAGTTTCAGGTGGTTGCGTACTTTTGCATCCATATTTATTTGTGTATGGTAACGACGGACTGATTAAAAACTGCTCAGCTGGTAATTTCTTTGATTGGAACTCTGCTGACGCTAACGAAACTAACGTCTCAACAGGAAAAATAGTCAAAGGTCTTCCAGTTCGAGGCGGTACAACCTCACCATCGGGCTTATTCTGGTCATTGGACTCATTAGTTCGTGTTAGTTATAGTCCTTCTACTGTAGGCGCTTCTACTATATTTTGGCGTTATGACATCATCAGTCAACAGACTTCTATTATGTCATCAAGCTGTGTTATAGAATATGATGGTATTTACTTCTGGTGCGGTGTTGATCGTTTCTTGATGTACAACGGAGTAGTTCAAGAAATCCCTAATCAGATGAACATGAACTATTTCTTTGACAATCTTAATTACAATCAGCGTCAAAAAGTTTGGGTTTCAAAAGTTCCTCGTTGGGGTGAAATCTGGTGGTTTTATCCGAAAGGCGATGCCACTGAATGCAACGATGCAATTGTTTTCAATATTCGTGAGCAAATTTGGTATGATGCTGGAACAGCTCTCGGAGTTCGTAGATCAGCAGGGGTGTTCTCAGAAGTTTTCCGTAGACCTGTTTGGGCTGGAACTGAAGAGAATACTGTAGGCACATATACCCTCTGGCAACACGAAACAGGGGTTAACGAGATCTATTTGAACAACGAAAACGCTATCCAGAGCTACTTTGAAACAAACAATATAGGCTGGGTAACAGGCGGTCCAGGAGCTGAAGACCCTGTTGGTCCTAACCGCTGGATTCGTCTTGAGCGTGTTGAGCCTGACTTCAATCAATCTGAACAGATGAGCCTTTATGTTACTGGTAAAGGTTATGCGAACGATGTTAATGATACTAGTGACCCCTATATTTTTACTCCCGATACACTTAAAATTGACATGCGTGAACAAAGACGCGAAATGAGGCTTAAATTTGAGAGTAATATCGTGAATGGTAATTACGAAACAGGTCAAATATTGCTTTCCGCTGACTTTGGTGATGAACGTAGCACAGGAAACCCATAATGGTTACATACGATCCGCGTTATATGTCTTGGAACGAGTGGTGTCCTCTGATGGCAGATCTATTTGCTGCTCAGCAGTTAGGTACAGCTCCCGAAGACAAATGGCGTGATTGGGCTTCTGGCATGGCTGGAATAGGTTATTTTATGGATTCAGGAGTACCTGATCATAGAGGTTTCAAAACGTGGCAAGAATGGGCATCTCAATTAGTCGGCATAATGTCAATTAAGGCGTAAATATGAAAGCATCCGAAGTAATTTACAACGACAAATTTAGCCAGGAAGACGGACCAGATAAGGTTCTGGCTGGCATTGGAAAACTAGTCAATGATAATATGGCTGTCGTTCTTCAAAGCGCTGATACTGTTTTAGTCGTTGTGAGATTAGGTGATGCTGCTGTAGAAGTTCATGCTTACACAGTTGATAGCGGTTTGAGACTTGTATCCGCGTTGAAAGTGTTGATTGAAAAATTGAAAAAATCTGATATTCAAGTTGCATACATTGCAGACCCTAGAGACGCACAAATGCTTCAAGTATTAAAAATGAACGACCTCAGGGTTACTCCCTCTGATAGACCTCAGTACCAGTGGATGATTACAAGATGAGATATAGTCTAGAAAGCACTTTACCTATTAACGCGTTCTCCCCTCGTGGGGGGCGCAGTCCTTTTGCTCGTGGCATGACCCTAGAAGGTGGGGGTGGCGGGGGTGGTATTGTAGGCGGGATAGTTGATGCCGTCAGTGATGTAGTTCAAGGTGTCGGCAGTGCTATTGGCGATGTAGCTCAGGCTATTGGCGATGTAGGTGTACAGATTGATAAAGGTGTCAATGACGTAGTTCCAGGAGGTTGGGCTACTGTCGGTACAGTTGCGTTAATGGTTGCAGCTCCCTATGCAGCACCATATCTTGCCGCAGAAGCTGGGGTCTCAGCATCAGCTGCAGCAGCATTAGAGGCAGCAGCAATAGCCGAAGGTGCGACTACCGCAGGAATGGTGGCTGGCACAACGTCAGCTGCAACTGCAGCAACAGCGGAAGCAGCTTTGCAAGCAGCAGCTATGAATGCTGCAAAAGGTGCTGCAATAAACTCCGCGACTCAGTTAGCAACCACAGGTAGCATTGATCCAGAGCAAGCATTTAAAGCAGGTATTTCAGGCGGTGTCACAGGAGGGTTAACTAGCACTCTAAATGCATATGACGTTAATCCGATGATTTCAGGCGGTTTAAGCGGTACTGTAGGTGGTGGTTTGAATGCTGCTCTCAATGATAGAGATGTCGGCATGGGCGCTTTGACAGGCGGTATCGGTGGCACTGCAGGTGGTGCTACTAACATGGTTTCCAGAGAGTTAGGTCTTGATCCTTATTCTGCAGGCGCATTACGTGGAGCTACTAGCGGTGTAACCAGTGCAGCATTGAACGATCAAAATATACTCGCAGGCGGTCTGACTGGTGCTGCTGTAGGCGCAGCTGGCGTAGCAGGCAGACAGTTAGGTACTGCTTTAGAAAATCAAATAACAGGTGATGCTGACAGGCAAACAGTAACAGGTGATGTATTAGGTTCTTTAGCTAGATCTGAAACTAGAGATCTACTAACTGAAGATCCAACTCGACCACAGAGACCGATGCCTCGAACAAGATTAGCAGGCGCTCCTACTCAAGTTAGTTACGCTCAACCTTCAGGCGCTTTGCCAATAGCTTCTCAGCCTAATCAGATGTCTGCATTTACACCAAGAATGAGTCCTGCTGGAGCACCTATATTTGGTAACGAGCAAAGCAGTTCGTCGTTGATTGGATCGACAGGTCTACCTACTATGGCATCTACGACTTCAAACACCTCAGATGTGTCTCTAGCGGGTGGTGCTGCAGGTGTTCCTACTGGCTCTTCTCCTAATGCAAACGTAGGTAATGTCACTGGTCTATTTCCTAGCTCAGGATTGAATGCAGCAGGATTACCTGCACCTCTAGCTTCAGGAGTTTTGACCTCTCAAGCTATGTATGACTCAACGCCTGACAGCCCTAAAATCAATCAATTGAAACAGCTCTACCCTCAGCTTCAGAATGTTGACCCTAGAATTCTCTCATCTATAACAACTGATGTTTCTGATCAAACTTACGCTCGTGGCGGTACAGTTCGCATGAATAAAGGCGGTAATCCTCGCGATGTTTTAGAAAGATATAGAAAAGCGCAAGAAGATTATGAGTTCGCTCAAAGCGACCGAGGGTTCAAATTAGCTGCACAGAGCCTGACTCCTCCTAATCAAGATCGATATGCTGCTAGAGTTCCATATGGTGACCCTTCCAGTAATTACAACAGACCTATCTCATCACAGTATTTTGTAAACCGCGCTAAAGGTGGTTTATCTAATTCAAACCATAGCGATCATGTTCCTGAGTTCATTACAGGCGCGACAGGTCATTTTGTTCAAGGACGAGGTGATGGTCAATCTGATGATATTCCAGCGATGCTAGCCGATGGTGAATACGTATTTGACGCAGATACTGTCGCAGCATTAGGAAATGGTTCTTCAAAGGCTGGAGCGTTACAATTAGATAAAATGCGTGAAGCGATTCGTAAACATAAGCGGTCTGCGCCTCACGATAAAATTCCTCCGAAGGCTAAATCGCCTTTAGAGTATTTGAAAGGGAAAGCATAATGGCACTACCAACTTCAACACAAACGGCTATGACAACAACTAACGCTCCTGCGATTAATAATCCGTTGTCAATGAATGTTCCAGGATCAGTGTCTAACTTTGCTGCTATCCCTGATTTAGGTATGACCGCAGGCTCAGCTCCAGGAGGTGGGGGACTGACACAAGGAACTGCGCTACCTAATATTACTACAGTTCAAAAACAAGCTACTGCGACACCGACATTCTATACTGATTATTTGAATCAGCTAGCCAAGCAAGGCGCTAGTGCAGCTCAAAATGCTCAATTTATTGGTCCGACAGCGTTACAGAATCAAGCGTTCGATTTGACTAAAACAAATGTGGGTTCTTACGATCCAGCATTAACTTCAGCTACCAATCTAGCTACTCAGGCGGGTAATTATGATGCAGCTGCAGCAGCAGGTAGATATATGAATCCTTATACCCAAAACGTAGTTGATGCGTTAGGTGTTGAAGGTAGAAGAAATATTGAGAAATATTTAGCACCTGCTGCTACGTCAGCTGCAGTAGGCTCAGGTCAGTTCGGCTCAAAACGCGGTGCAGAAGTGCTCGGTCAAGCGTTCAATACAGGGTTATCAAATCTCAATTTAGCGCAGTCTCAAGCGCTCCAAACAGGTTATAGCCAAGCACTTGCAGCTGCACAACAAGAGCAACAAGCTAGATTAGCTGGAAGCCAGCGATTCAGCGACATAGCTAACCAGAGGCAAGCTCTTGGCTTAGGTGATATAAATGCTGCTGCAACAATAGGTGAACAGCAACGTGCGCTAGAGCAGAATTATCAATTATTCCCAATGCAACAGTTAACTTCTCAGGCAGCATTATTGAGAGGACAAACAATACCTACTTCTACCGCGTCTTCTTACACTGGACCTATTCCTGGAGCGTACAACGCTTCACCGCTTTCTCAGATTGCAGGTCTTGGTGCACTGGCTAAAGAAGTTCCAAATCTCTTCTCTTCGATTGGAAGTGGTGTTGAGAAGTTAGCTGCTGGACCAGTAGGCAAAGCAGCAGGATCAGCGTTCAATGCTCTCGTAGGTGGTCAAAGCGGTAAACCTATCGCTTATCAACAAACATTAGCCGACGGAGGCACGTTAAATGTTGCCAGTGATGGCACTAGAACTGTCATGCATCCTGATGGAAGAGTAGAAAATTTTGATAAAGCAGGTAATGTTCTACCAGGAACTGGATCTGAAGGTGTTGATACAGGCGAAGGCGGTATGACCGAGCAAGGTCTTTATGATCAAGAAGCTATATATCAAGACTTTCAAAATTATAGCAATGCCTACCCTAACTTAGCAGATGACGATTATTATTACGACCCTTATAGTGACGCAGGATATTAAACATGGCTACTAATCCAATCGGCGCATTACCTGCAATACCACCTAGCATATCTGGTGACCCTACTGCTCAACAAGAGTACATGGCTGCTCTTACTAAAGTTATAGAGTCACTTGAAAAAAGAAACGAGATAAATTATTTCAATGTGGCTGGTCAATTCTTTGATCCAGGACGTACTGGTTCTTTTGGTGAGTCCGTAGGTAGAGCGTCAGCTTCAATAGGCAAAGATATAGAAGCACAAAAAGCAAACGCGCCTACTCTTGCTATGATGAGAGCTCAATTAGCAGGTCAAAAATATACAATCGAAAATGATGCGAAAGCATTAAATATCATTGCTGACAATTTAGGTATTGATCCTAAGAGCACTCAACAAACTCTAAGCTCTGGTAATCTTTCACAAACCCAACTCTCAAGGATTCCTCAGCTTTACCCGATGATTTCGACTTTGTCACCAACCCGAGCTGCGATGTTAAAAGATGTGTATGACATGCAGGTTAAAGGCGCGGACATTGATATTAAACAGAAAAAATTCGGTCTTGAAGAAAGTGAATTTGGTGCTAAATATGACCCTGACTTTAATATCAAGTCTAAGACTACTGCTCCTGTTACGCCTGCTGCGCCTTCTGCAGTTCAAAGCTCGGCTGCTCCTGCTTCAGACCCATATACTTTTTCAAAATTGTCATTGAATGAAAGAGAAAGACTCGCTAACACAGCTCAAGAAATGGGATTAATTAGTAACGTAATGGCAAGATCTGATGTTGCTGATCTTTTTGACAGTATGCCGTTTGAAAAACGCAAGGCAGCATTCATTAAAGCTGGTTACCCTGCTGACGACACTGTAAAAACTGAAACAACGCGTACTGGCGACGTTCAAGTGGCTAGCTCACGAGTTTCTGATAGACGTCCAGGAGAAACCCTCGTTGCTTATCAAGAGCGTAAAAAACAAGAGAGCCAAGCTGAGCTTGATATCTACAAACAAAGTGTAGAAGGTCGTGAAGCTTCTGCTAAAAAGAAATATGAAGCTGTTGACGCTTATGATCCCGTTACAGTTGGGGTAACTGGTACTGACTTAGATCGTCTCTATGATATTGTTAACGACCCTAGAAATGCTAAAATCACTACTTTGTTGAATAAACAAGGAATCATGACTGCAATGATTCAAGGTGTCGAGAGCGGTTTTACAACTCCAGTTGGAACAATAAGTGGTCCAGGATTTGAAATGATGAAAAAACTAGAGTTCTCGCCTCGAGAGCAAGATGCTGCTCGTGAAATGTCAAACATAATATCTAGATTGAATATGGGAGTAATGAAACAAGGTAAAGACATTTTTGGTCCTCAAATCAGCGTTTATGATGCTCAGAAAATGGCGGAACCAGGATTCAAAGACACTGACTCTAAAGTAGTGATAAACACTTTAGTCAATAAATTTAAAATCATGAATCATTATCAAGGTGAAATTCATAAAATACAAAATGATTATTTCTCGCGTAACCCAAAAGCCAAAACTTCAGATTTTTTCAAATCTAAAGAGTTCTATGAAGTTGCTGATCAGTACACAAAAACATTACGTAAATTAAACCAACTTTCACTATACTGAGATAAATTATGGCTGAAAAAGAAAAATTTGATCCTGAAAGTAAATTAAGAGAGTTACTACCTAACGCTTTTGATGATAAAGGTGAGTACAAACCTATTTACACTCCAACAGGAGAACCTAAAGGCTCGGTCTCAGTAGAACCTGCACCTTCTTCATTTGATGAAGTTAGCCCTGAATTGGTTGCAGCTGGAACAGGTATTTTAGGCTTCTTAGGTGGGCAGAAAGCCAAAATGATTCAACAACGCGTCCAGCCTCCCGCTAGAGCTAGCGCGCCTTCTCCTTCAACAGTTCCACCTCCTGCTTCTGCGCCTCCTGCTGCGGGTGGACCTTTAGCTTCTGGTGATAAGTGGAGCAGTAAAGTTGTCGGCTCCATGGGTCCAGGAGGAGAGTCCGTCACTGAAGCTGCACGTAATTATAGGATTCAACAAGGACTCACACCTACTGAAACTGCTCAATTCAAAACTAACCGCGAAGGTATCATCCTTCCTAATAAGACTGAAGCTGAACAGCGAATGATGCAAGAAGCTCGTCAGAAAATGTTTTCCGAAAGAGCAAAACGTGCTGCTGAAGCTACAGGAAGAGGTATGGGTGTTGCTACTGACATAGCACCTCGTTTAATGACTGGCATCAGCGCAGCAAGCGCAGGATATCAAGGAACAGACGCATACAATAGACTTAGAAACAGGGATATTCCTGGAGCGGTGTTGTCTGGAGCAGGCGCGTTAGGTAGCGTAGCTTCTATGGTTCCTCATCCTCTAACTAGAGGTATCGGCACTGCATTAGGTATTGTGTCACCTTTAGCTCTTCAAGCCTACGATTATTATCGAGGCGAATAGGTTGTCTCCACACACTGGTTTCACGTGCTAGTGTGTTTTAACCCCACTTCGGTGGGGTCTTTTTGTTGAGCCAAAGCCGTAGCTAAAGTCCAAGCCTCAATCCAGACGTTATAAGGATCTTTCAAAAGATCTGCGTTGTTCGTTCTTTCAAGAAGAGCGACCCAATCTTTATACTGCTGCTCCATCACGTTCTTTCTCTTTAGATTTAGAAGAGTACTTGGTTTGAGCGCGCCTTTCAATACAGAAAGTGCAGCGCCACATTCTTTTCTTACCTATTGTTACAAACTTCATCATATCTTTTTGTCTGAAGCATTGACAACTTAAACAAAATTTTCCATCTATCATCTTATTCTAGCCACCTTTGCTGTCTTTAATATCCGCTCATACTCAATCTTGGCTTCATCGTCCAGCTTACGTAAGGGTAGCTCTTGATAGTATTTGAACTTCTGTTGATATTCGGCTTGCTCTGATGGTCTTACCCAACCATATTTAAGCCTCCATCGTTCTTCAATGTTTGTACCAGAGACTGTCCAAACATGCGCGTCATTATTTTTCATAGCGACACCTCCTTAAATGAAATTATAACTCTTGATTTTTATGAATAACGTAATACGCTAAACTATTACTTTCAGAACCCAT